TTCTTTGATCTAAGTCTTGTCTAGCTTGATCTATTTCTTTTGGTGTAACCATTCCACCATCTAATGTTGTATATTGAAAACTTTCCCATTCTTTGTCTTGTTTACCTTTGAGATACATTTCATAAGACCAATTACCATAACCTTTAGGAGTTCCACACATTAACACTTTTCCTAATGTATCTGATATTGATGCTCTCAATACTTCAAACCAAGTCCTTTTATCTATATCGGCAAATTCGTCTAATATCAAAAAGTTAAGTCCTGTACCTCTTAATGAGTCTGGCATATCAGCAGACTTTAACGATATTGTACTATTTGTTTTTCTTACAGTTATTGTAAGTGTAGTTTCGTTTATATCTTCTATCCAATTAAATTGATTTAGAACTTTTTTGAGATTTGACCAACAAATATCTTTAGCCATTTTGAGAGTTGGTGCTACATACCATATCTTTTGATTTGGTATAGCCGCATATTTCATCATCTCAGTTATAGCAAGATATGTTTTACCGAATCTTCTACCTGAAATTAATACTCTAAATCTTTTATTTGATGATGATATACGATGTTGTGGTTTTGTTAGAGTTATCTTCATTACAGCCAAATTTTATGTAGATATTAAATTTATTAACATCATCTTTGCCTATTTCAACAATCTTATCATAAGCTTTTGTATAACCTGAAAGCATACAACTATAACCATCTGCATAAGTTTCATTTATTCTATGTGGTGGCATACAAGAAGTTTTACCCTCAACATAAGCACAAATAATCATAGTTAGTACAAACTCCATTTATTTTTTCCTTTTCCATTTTCTTTGAGTCTGTACTCGCCAAGACCAATGAAATATTGACCTTGTTATTTTCTCTACCTTTATCAAAAACCAATCTATCATTATTAAGACTCATAAATTATTTTAATATTATTTTTTTAATACTTTTCTCTCCCAAATAAATTTCTGTTTCTGCTTGACCTCTCCAGCATTTATAAGAAACTGATTCACTAAAAGTTCTTTCAGCTTCTCTTTTTCCCCTTAAACACATGGCCATATTATCTTGTATTCTATGTTCTTTTATTTCTCCATTCACAAACATTAATAAAGCTACTACTGATTCAATCATTGGCCATTACCATTATATTTTATTTCTCTATTTGCATCTTTTAATTTTTCAATATCTTCTAAAACCTTATCCATTTGTTTTCTTAAAAATTCAATATTAACTTTATTAAGAGCAATAGACTCAACATGTTTATTAATCTTGTCTGTTGTTTTATATAAATCTTCAATCATCATAAACTGTTCTGAGTCTGCTGGTAATGAACCTAATTGTCCTCTTGGCCATTTGATTCTAAATTCTGTATTTTCTTCTAAATCTTTTTCCATTAATTGTAGTCTAGTGTCTGTAATATTTAACCTTTCAACCATTTGAAAATAACCCATTGTTCCAAGTGCTACGATTATTATAAGACTAGCAACTGTCTTAAATGGCATTTGTACTTTTGCTTCTTCAGAAATATTTAATGGTTTATTGCTCATATCTTAAATCCTTTTTTCCATGATTGAATTGCCCAATAAGCTGGACTCAATGTTTTCTGTCCTTTTACTTTTGCCAATATAGGTCTAAATCTAGCAAAGAACATTCTCTGTCGTGTTGGATTATTCTTTCGTATTGGCATTCCTTTTGCACCAAATCTAACTATCTGAACTCTACCTGATCTTTTGTTTCTTACATAAACTCCAAACTTTTTTGAAGCTGATGGTGTTCTAAAAGGTTTGTTTAATTTTCTATTTCCATGTAATGACATAATTTGTAAATAACACTAATCATCTACAAATGCACCCAAAAAGATAACCACTACCATCATTCATTACATGAAGATTTATACTTTCAACATATCCTGTAAGTTTGAGTCTTAAAATATCACATACATCAAAACAATTAGCTTCACTTATAATCTCAATGCCTTTTAATATTTCTTTTGTTACAGGAATAAGTTGATAAACACCATCATTAAGAATTATTAATTCCATTACCTTTTAAAATGTCTTGGTCGCCATTGATTGCAAACATAAACATCTTTAACACCAAATGCTTTATAAATATTACAAAATGATCTACGATTGCTATATTGACCACAATCTCCACAGCTACCTCTACCTTTTGATGGTCTAAAATCTTGTGGTAATCTAAAATCAATCATCTCTCCATTTGTGTAAAAGTTTGACCTCTTGTTCATCTACCTTGACCTCTATAATAGGGTTTTTTACCAAGCTGTCTTCTACGATTTTTATTCATAGAAGAAGTATTGGGTCTTCTTCCTATACTCGTACCTTTGTGAGTTTTTTCATAGACAACTACTTGTCCATAGACATTACCCTTTTTCTTTGCCATTAGAGTCTTTTATTTCTTCTGCTTGTGCTTCTATAATTAATGGTAAAGGTTCAGTTACATTTGTTTGTTGTACTTTGTCAGACATTCCAAGCATATTTTTAGATAAGAATATCTGCATCATAGTATTATCTTTTTTAACTGCTTTATCGTACATTTTTTTTCTCAAACTAGCTTTACCTTGCTCTCTGTATTGATCTATTATTTCGGCAAAATTTCTTTTTAATGTTCTCGCAGATACATTCATTACTGAAGCTATCTCATAAGTAGGACAACCAATAGAAGCTAGATTTTTCAATATCTCTACATCTACTTTTGCTTTTGGTCTGCCAACACTACATTGTGGTTTCTTTGTGGCTTTAGCCATAATTTTGTCCGATTTCATATTAGATTCTTATACCTCATTTCCCCAACAATCCCAACCCTCTACTCGTTGTCTAGCAAACAGTTCTATTCTTGGTAAATCTCCACAAAGTTCTACAATTCTATTTCTTATATCGTCAGGTTTTTTACTGTGTTTTTCTAATCTACTTACTATTAATTGTCTTACAGATTTAGATATTCTTTTTGGTTTTCCTTTGGTTGCTAATAAACATTGTTCAGGGTTGCATCTAGTGTAATAACCCATTCCTGTAAAATACCCATCTGATTTTTTGTTTTGTTTTACCCAAGTGAAAGCTACTGTTTTATATTTAAAACCCCACCTTTTAATAGTTTCCAAAGCTTCAGGAAGCATTGAGTCAATAGCCCATATAAATAAGATACAATCATCATCAGAAATTGACCTAATAGGTAGATTATAAATATCATCAATATTAAGGCAATTATAATACTGTAAAGCAGATCGTTTAGTGCCTTTATCAGAATATGTTTTAAAATGCCAAGCTGGGTCTGCATAAATAATATTATATTTTTTTTTAGGAAAAGGTATCAAATTTCTATCTTTTTTAGTTCCTTTATGCAACCAATCGGAAAGATATTACGATCACTAAAAGTTTCTTCATCATAACTTGCAAATGTCCATAAATACTTTTTATCTTTTTTGAATACATAAGCATTAGTTGTCATCAAAGCTGGTTTCATATTAAGAAATTCTTTTTCAGATGCGTGTCCACTATCTCCTAATATATCTATCCATTTAATCTCAAAGAAGTAATATTTCTTCCTATTTATTGATATGTGTCTGAATTTAGACTTTTTCTTGACCATTTAGTGTTTGCTCTTATCTATTGATTCTAAGACAGCCCTGTACCACTCTAGTTGTCGTTCAAGCTGTCTGTTTCTTATAGATAAACTAATAATCCTTTTTCTACAATATTTAAAAATTCGCAGTAATCCTATCATTTAACTTCTTCTAATGGTTCTTTTTTCCATTTATGTTTTTTATATTTTTTACCATCTTTTAAAATTATATTATATTGATCCCACTCGGACAGTACTTTTTCCCCACTATTAAAAACCTTATCTTTGCTTGACCCTATATTTAGTAATTGTGTATTAGATTTGTTATTTAGTCCTTGTTGCGATATGTGGTCTGTATGTGATTGTTGGTTATCCACATACTGAAATTTGTCATAATTTATAACATTAATAATCGTTACTTTTCGGTTCTTGTGGTTGCTAGTGGGCTGTAAGTGGGCGACCCTTGTGGTTATCATTTTTCTACGCACAAGCCTTAGTATGAAAGTTCGCATTTCAGAATAAGTCATTTTAAATCTTTTAGCATTCACCCTTAAAGGCATAATCAAC